GATGCGAGCTTCCAGCCGTGGGAGGCCCGAGACCACAGCCCGTGGAACTGGGCTTCGGAGATCGGGCACCCCTGCCAGAAGCACCTGGTCCACTGCCGCCTGGACTGGAGGAAGAAGCAGCCGATGGACGCGGCCGGCCATTGGCGGGTCGAAGAGGGGATCGACGTCGAGTGGAAGATGAAGAAGAAGCTCGGCGACATCGGCCGCGAGCTCGCCCAGAGCCAGCGCGCCTTCCAGGACGACGCCGCCCGGATCCGGGGCCGGATCGACGGATTCCTTCCCATCAACACGGTCTTGCCCGCTCCGTTCGATCGAATCCAGGATGTCCCGGCCGAGGTCAAGAGCATCAATCCCATGTTCTTCGACGGCCTCGACACGATCCGAGACATCCGGGAGAGCCGGTACTGGTGGATCCGCAAGTACCCCAACCAGTTGAACTGCTACCTGAAGTCTACCGGGATCCCCGGCGGCTTCCTGGTCCTCAAGACGTTCGGCAAGCGGCCGAAGTTCGTGCCGATGGTCTTCGACGAGGAGCTTTGGGCCCGGGACCTGGCTATGGCCGAGGCCGTCAACCGGCACGTCGAAGCCGGGACGTATCCGGAGCCTATGCCCTACGAGGACCAGGTCTGCGGCATGTGCGGCTTCGCCCACCTCTGCCAGCCGCTCAAGGCGTCCAAGTACACCGAGATCGGGCGCGACGAGTATCCCGACCTCGAGATCTATCTGGAGCTCCACAAGTCGGCCCTGCAGTTCGAGGCCATGCACCGGAAGCTGATCGGCGATAAGAGGAAGCCAGGCCGGTTCCGCGGCATCAATGCGGTCGTTGAGGACATCGTCATCACAAGCCGGATCGGCCAACGGAAGGCCTATAACGTACCCGATGAGATCAAGGCGCCTTACCTGGAGATCCAGGAGACCGTCACGACGACCATTGAGCGGGTCGGGGGCAGGGTGTCATGAACGGCACCGCGTCTGTGGAATCCCTCAACGACATCATCGTCCTGCGGCAGAAGGTCCTGATCGATTTGCCGGCCGTGGTGGACTCCCTGAAGGTCAAGCCCTTCGACGACGAATCCAAGGCCCTAGCCAACCGGATTGCCCAGGGGATCCAGGTAGTCCTGAAGAAGATCGACGATAAGTTCGACCCGTCGATTGATGCCGCCAAGAGGGCTGTTGAGCAGTCTAAGGCCCTGAAGGCCGAGCTTGCGGATGTGGCCTGCCGGTACAAAGGCATCGTCAAGAGGAAGCTTACGGATGCCTTGAACGAAGAAGCCGAGATCCGGGCCAAGCAGGAAGCCGAGGAACGAGAGCGCAAGCGCAAGGAGAAGGAAGAACAGGAACGTATCGCCGCGGACAAGAAGCGGAAGGATGACGAGGCCCTCGAGGCCGCGGCTGCCGCCGAAAGAGCCGGGCTGACAAGCGAGGCCCAGCAGATCTTCGAGAAGGTCGTTTCCGAGCCGGTTCAGGTGCCCGTGGTCGTCCAGGCCCCGCAACCCTCCATTCCCGCCAGAACGATCCTCCGAGGCTCGGCTGTGGTCACACGCTGGAAGTACCGAGTGGTCAATCCCGAGCTGGTCCCGGACGAGTTCTGGATCTTGGACGATCAGAAACTGGGTGCCTACACGAGGACGCGCAAGGAAGCGGCCGTCGGGACTATCCCCGGGGTTGAGTTCTACTCCGAGGAAGACATCCGCATCGGCGGAAGGCTCTGACTATGAATCCCAAGGCCGGGCGAAAAAAGCGCCTTCCCACGCGGCCGTCCTCCCCTTCGGCCCGCCCGGCCTTTTTCCACCCCAAGAGATCAAAATGAACCTCGCATATTTTCCCTTCTTCCCCGCCGACTACTTGGGCGACGAGAAAGTTAAGCTCATGAGCCTCACGGCGGAAGGCGCGTACCTGCGCCTTCTTTGCCATCAATGGGCCGAGGGTTCGATCCCTGCCAATAGGTCTGCCATAGTTCTGCTATGCAAAAATCAGGATGGGCCGCATATCGATGAAGTTCTTTCGTGCTTTTTTCCGAGCGGAAAACCGGACCGACTCATCAATCCGAGGCTTGACCGCGAGCGCCGCAAGCTCATTAAGGTCTATAACTCCAAGAAAAAGGCCGGTTTACATGGTGCGATGAAGCGATGGCAGACCCATGGCACAACCAAAGGTAAGCCAATAGCAAAAGATAGCTATTCAGATTCAGATTCAGATACAGATACAAAAGAGAAGAATAAAGATTCTATGTCGGGCAAGGTCGTCGAGATCATCGACTACCTGAACACCAGAACCGGGAAGAAATTCAAGGCCACGGCCGAGGCCACGATCAAGCTCATCAAGGGCCGATTGGCCGAAGGCCGGACCCTCGAAGACTTCAAGCACGTCATCGACGTCAAATCCGCTAAGTGGCTCGGCGATCCGAAGATGGACGACTTTTTGAGACCGGATACCCTTTTCCGGCCGGCTAACTTCGAAAGCTATCTCAACGAGCGCCTGATCCCGCCGAGGGATACCAGAGGGACCTACGTCGGCGCACACAAAGAGCCTGCCATCACAGCCGAACAGCAGTTAGCCAGGGCTGAAAAACTCAAGGCGCTCACGGATGAGATCGACGCAGAGTTTCGGCCAAAGGCTGTAGCCGCCAGACAGGCAGGAGATTTGGCTCTCCTGCGCCAGCTGCAGAAATCGCGGGACCAGACCTGGGAGGCAAGAGCTGCCGAGATATTTCACGGAACGGAGGCGAGGCCATGACGGAGGAACGCTGCTCGATATGCGGCCGGGAGCCGAAGGGGTTATACCCCGATTCCTACCTGGCCGAGACCGAGACCGGCGCGCTGGAGTGTTGGCCGAGCTGCGAGACCGCCGAAGAGTACGCGGCCCGACTGCGGAAGCGAGCCGAAGCCAGGGAAAGGGCCGAAATCGCCGCCGACATCAGGATTGAGCGCCGGCGGGACGATCTGCTGGACGGAGCGTCAGGATGAAAGCTGGCGCGCCCATCCCCTTTTCCTGGGCTGTGATGGGGGAGTGACCATGACTGCCGAGAAGATCCGCTTCCTCAATGCTATGCACGGTATCCTCAAGGCCAACGCCAGAGGCAGGGCCTGCGCGATGGTCAGGTCCGAGCTCGAGCGCCGCCTGTTCCATATGGGCTACTGCCTTACCGATCGCAAGTATCGCGAGGGCTACGCCGCGCTGCCAATCTGCAGCTGTGAGGACGGGCTTTATGTGCCGATCCATCCATCGGACCTTGCTGAAGTCGAGCGGTACTGGTGGCCGAAGATGAGCCGGGAACTGCGGGAAGCGAAGATGGAGCGGCTGCGAGTCGCTTATCCGGAGCTGGCGCGAATGGAGCGGATGCAGCCGGGGCTTTTCGACCGGTCGGAGATGGTGGAGACAAGATGAAGCTCCTATTTGGCCAGGAATATCCGCGCATCCATAAGGGCGATCGTGGCCACGCGAATTGGCCTGGGACGGGCCCGATCGGGGAGATCTGCAGAAGCTGCGCTTCCTGCGTTGTGGTTGAAAGCCGTTCCCTTAGGAAATTTCACAAATGTGTCCTGGTCAAAAACGCATGGACGTGTGGCCCGGGATCAGACATCCGGCTCAAGGATGAAGCGTGTAGCTTCTGGACAAGGAGGGGGGTCCGATGAGTGCCAGCCGGATCCTCTGTGCTTTCTCCGATTGGCTCAAAGGCCAACCCTACTGCCTCAAGCGAAAGCACCCCATCACCCCGGGCCTCTGCCTGGTCTGCCGTCTACATCGTCCCAAAATCGAGCCGCCCCGTGCGGCCGACAATTCATCTTCGGAGGTTCTGCCATGAGCAGAAAAACCATTCTCGTCGTCGTCGCCGTCCTCGGCGCCATCCTGGCCGTGTTCCAGAGCACGTTCGGCCTGACGCTCAACGGCACCGCCGCGGCCGCCGGGCTCGGCGCCGTCCTGGTCTACGTCTTCTTCGAGGCGAAGGCCGACCGGGACCGCATGAAGGCCCAGGCCGCCAAGTGGAAGGACCCCAAGTTCTGGATCACCGTGATCAGCGCCGCCCTGGCGTCCCTTGCGGCCTCCGGGATCTCGCTCCCGATTCCGGCCGAGACGCTCGTCGCTATCCTGACGGCAATCGTCGGTGTGCTGTTCAAAGCGAAGGTCCAGTCTGCCTGACCGAAGCGGGGGAGGGGGCTCAGGCCGGCCCCTTCCCCCGGGGAGATTTGAAGCTCCATGCCTGATCTGCCGATTAAGAAGCGGGAAGACCGCGCGAAACGGAAAGCGCGGCAGGATCTTGAGGCGCTGGGATTCCGCGTCGTCAATTCCGATAATCGGCCGATCTGCCTTGTCGCCATCGACCCCGAAGGCTCCGGGGTCCGTCTGATTCGAGTCTGCCTCGATAAGGTCCGCCAGGAAGACCGCGCGGCCTTCTCGTCTTACGAAGGGATTCCGGCCGAGATTTGGTTCCGTCGAATAGGATCTGAGCGATTCGAGAGACTCAAACTCTAATTCATGTCAAGGGGGGAATTCCCCCGGCTTACCCGGACCCTGGGCCCGGGTTACCCGTCCAAAACCCCCGGTTTGGCCGGACCCAAGAAAAACATGCCTCTATCATCGGGCCGTGGGCAACAAACCATTCCTCCCCGTCCGGATCATCATCCACCACTCCGCCTCCGAAGATGGGAAAGCCCTCCACCTGCCGGCCATCCGGGCCTACCACCACAGTCTCGGTTACCATGATGTCGGCTACCACGCCATCATCGAGGAAGTCGATCTCGGCTATGAGGCCCTTTATGGCCGGCCGCTCTGCCTTCCTGGCGCCCACACGAAGGGCCACAATGACGACTCCCTCGGGATCTGCCTGGTAGGCAACTTCTCAGTCTCCAAGCCTCCCCACGCGCAGCTTCTCATCGCCGCCCGGGTCGTCGCCCAGCTCTGCCGCGTCTTCTCCATTCCCCTAACCGAGATCTACCCGCACTCGAAGTTCAACGCTACCGAGTGCCCGGGGATCCGTTTCGACATGACCGCCTTCATCGAGAAGTACGTGAGGAGTGCCCTATGAGCGTCGATATCGCTGCCATCGCCAAGGCCCTCGATAAGATCGCCGCCCTCTGGGCCGAGGTCGAGGTGGCCATCAAGGCCGAGACCAACGCGAAGCGGCGGAAGGCCATGCAGGAAGCCTGCCGCAAGGGTGACCTGGCCGCGATCAAGGAGCTGCTCTATGGGATCAAGTAAGCGGCGCCGCTTCCGGCTCGGTCTGGCCATCTTGACCACATGGGCCTTGGCCATCACCCTGGTCTTTCTCCTCTTCGCCCTGGCCGGCTGCACCTCCTACAACCCATCTCTCTATCCCTCCTACGATGTCCTGAATCCTGGGGACCAGGTTCGCGTCAATCCGCTTTCGACCTTCCCCGATCCCGTCACCGGGAAGCAGCTTTTCGTCGTAGACGAAGCCTTCATGCTCTGGGTTCAGGAGCTCAAGGACGAAGTCCTCAAGCTCCGCAAGGGGGCGAAATGATTTCCAAGGTGCACATCCAACCGACGGAGTAGAGCATGCCAACACCCAGCCCCATCGGCCAGGTTCTGAAGTCCAGGTCGCCTTGGACCGCCATCATCCTCTCGCTTTTCATCATCTATGTCCTGATCACCCAGCTCGTGCCGGCCAGGACCAGTGACGATATCAACGTCCGGCTGATCCGGCTCGAGACGGCCGTGATGGACCTCAAGAATACTCCCCAGGCGCTGGCGACTCTGACGGAGGCGACAGCTACCCTCAAAACCAGCGTCGACAAACTCGGCGAGAAGCTGGACCGGCACATTGCAAAGGACGTCCGGTAGTCCATGCCCAAGAATTCGATCTCGGGGGCCGCGGGGTCCTGCTCTCCTTCCCCCGGCCCCTCTCTCGATACCCGCCGCCTCCGGATCAGGCGGGTCCCGATCTCCAAGGTAGTCCCCTGGGACAAGAACCCCCGCGGCGTGAAGGACCAGGACATCGCGCGGCTCAAGCGCCAGCTGCTTCGCCTGGGGGTCTACAAGCCCCTCCTGGCGGTCCCCGAGAAGGGGAAGTACGTCGTCCTTGGCGGAAACATGCGCCTCCGGGCCCTCCGGGAGCTCGGGGCCAGGGAGATCGAGCTCTCCCTGGTCAACGCCCGGACCGAGAAGGAGCGCATCGAGTACGCCCTTTCGGACAACGACCGCGTCGGTTTCTACGAGAGCGATGCCCTGGCAGCCCTCCTCCAACCCCACCTCGCTGAGCTCAACCTGGACGACTTCCGGGTGGACACTGGGAAAGCGACCGACCTCCCCTCGATCCTGGGGAGCCTTCTCCCGGACCTGGACGAGAAGGTCGACCAGGTTCCCGATCTCCCCAAGGGGACTCCCAAGACCAAGCCCGGCGATATCTTCCGGCTCGGCCGGCACCGCCTGATGTGCGGGGACAGCACGAAAGCCGTCGACGTGGCCAAGCTGATGGGGGAGGCCAAGGCAGACATGGTCTTCACGGATCCCCCCTACAACGTCGACTACGGGTCTTCGAAAAGCCACCCCTCCTGGAAGGTCCGCTCGATCGCCAACGACAGCATGGACGATGCCTCCTGGCTGAAGTTCAACCAGGCGCTCATCGAGGTGATCAAGGCCAACTCCCGAGGCGGAGACCTCTACATCTGGGGCGCCTCTGGGCCGGCCGGGATGCGCCAACGCCTAGCCTTCGTTGACGCTGGGATCCACTGGTCGGCGACGATCATCTGGAAGAAGCAGCAGCTGGTCCTTTCGCCCTCCCGGTACCAACGCCTGTACGAGCCCTGCTTCTATGGCTGGATCAAGAAGAGCACCTTCCGCGGGGACCGGAAGCAGACGGAGATCTGGGAGGCCAACCGGCCCACCTCCTCCGAACAGCACCCCACCATGAAGCCCGTCGAACTCTGCGCCCGGGGGATCGTGAACTCGAGCACCCCCGGGCAGATCGTCCTCGACCTCTTCCTGGGGTCAGGCTCCACCCTGATCGCTGCCGAGATCTCCGACCGGATCTGCTACGGGATGGAGCTCGATCCCAAGTACTGCGACGTCATCATCCGGCGCTACTCGAAATTCACAGGGCTGTCCGAGCAGTCTCTTCGGAAGGGCTCCCGATGAAGGTCAAGATCGTCAAGATCGGGCGCCCGGCCAAGCTGCCGGCCATCGACCTGGCTCAGGTCGAGATCATCGCATCCCTGGGTCTGACCGACTCCGAGATCGCGATCATCCTGGGTATTTCCGAGCGGGCGCTCAACTACTGGAAGAAAAATGGCCCCGACTTTTTGCAGTCCCTAAAAAGGGGAAAGCTCAAGGCCGACTTCCAGATCGCCAAGTCCCTCTACGAAAAGGCCAAGGCCGGCGACACCACGGCCATGATCTTTTGGCTAAAGAACCGCCAGCCCGACCGCTGGCGTGACCGGCAGCAGCTCGAGCACTCGGGGGAGGTCAAGGAAAAGGTCGAGCTCAAGGTCATCACGGCTGTTCCACGGCCGCCGAAGGAGGCCGGGAAGTGAACCAGGCCGCTCCGGTCGTTGACCTCTCGGTGCGGTACGACCCCACCCGGAATGCCAAGCAAGTCGAGTTCCACACCGCCCCGGAAACCAGCAAGCTTTACGGTGGGGCGCTCGGCGGGGGGAAGACCGCCGCCATCATCAACGAGTCGATCCAGCTGCTGCTCGACTACCCCGGCAACTTCGGCCTGCTCATGCGGAAGACCTGGCCGTCCTTCCGAGACACGACCCTGCCGCAGCTCGAGAAGTTTCTCGACCGCGGACTTGTCGCGGATTGGAACCACAGCAATAAAACCATCCTCCTCATCAACGGCTCGAAGCTGCGCTATGGCGGAGTCGGACCCGGCTCAGATGACTGGCAGTCGTTCATGGGCGGGGAGTATGGCTTCATCGCTCTCGATCAGGCCGAGGAGTTCTCCGAGACCGAGTTCCGGATGCTCTCCTCGCGGCTGCGCCTCAACCTGCCTGGGATTCACTACTACTTCCTCCTGACCTGCAACCCCGACCCGGGCTGGCTCAAGGAACGGTTCATCGAGAAGAACCTCCCCGACCATCGCTTCGTCCCGGCCCTCCCGACCGACAACCTGGCCAACCTCCCCAAGGACTATATCGATAAGCTCAGGGACATCCTGGACGAGAACCAGATCAAGGCGCTCCTCGAGGGCGATTGGGAGGCCGTGGGCGCGCCGGACAACGTCTACGCCTATCTCAAGGTCAAGGCGGCCCTCGGCCGCAAAGCCCAGCCGGGGCTCCCGGTCGAGATCGGCGTAGATGTGGCCCGGTCAGGAGACGATGAGACCGATATCGTCCTCCGGGAGGGGCTCAGGGTCTCGGTCTGGTCCCAGGGCCGGGGCCACGACACCATGAGGACGACCGGGGAGATCTGGCGCTGCGTCTCCGAGCGGGTCGTCCCGACCTGGGGGCTCCGCCTCCCCAAGCTCCGGATCAAAGTCGATGCGGACGGCCTGGGGGCCGGCGTTGTGGACCGCCTCCGGGAGCAGCGGCGGGAGAAGGAAGAACTCTATACCGCCTTCATTCTCGAGAAAGCCGATCCCAAGGAAGACGAGGAGGCCCGGAAGGCTGGGTACCGGTTCCGGATCGAGATCGTCGAGATCCACGGCTCGGGGAAGTCCTCCGAGCCTGTGAAGTACAAGAACCTCCGGGCTGAGATCCATTGGTCCCTCCGGGAGCTGCTGGACGATATTGCCCTCCCGGACGACCGCGAGCTCCTCAGCCAGCTCATCGCGATCAAGTACAAGGTCAACTCCGCCGGCCAGATTGAGATCCTGCACAAGGACCAGATCAAGGAGAAGCTCGGCCGGAGCCCCGACCTAGCCGAGGCCATCCTCTACGCCTTGGTCGACATCAAGCCCATCGGGCCTGTCCCCAACATCAGGAGCCTGTTCTCATGAGATTCCCCTGGAAGCGGATTGAGAAGAAGGAAAATCCTGCGGACAGGTCCATCCTTCTGCTCTACCCTGGGGGCCAACCGGTCTGGACACCTCGCAAGTACGACGATCTCGCCAAGGCCGGTTACCAGCGCCTCGAGGTCGTCTTTGCCTGCGTGGACAAGATCCGGGAGGCCTTCGCCGGCCTCCGCTGGCTCGGCTACCAGGTCGATGCCAAAGGTGAGGCCGACGAGCTCGACCGAAACCACGAGCTGATGCGGCTGCTTCGCCGTCCGAATCCCCGGCAGGGGATGGGCCGGTTCATGGGCGAGGCGATTTCCTACCTCCTCCTGGCCGGTAACAGCTACGTCTCCAAGGCCGGCCCCAAGAACGGCGCTCCCCGGGAGCTCTACAATCTCCGGCCCGATCGGATGAAGGTCATCCCGGGAACGGCTATCGAGCCGATCCGCGGCTATGAGTACAAGGCCGGCAATCTGGCCGTTCCATACGGGCCGCTCGAGATACTGCATCTGAAAGAGTTCCACCCGACCAATGACTGGTACGGGCTGAGCCGGCTCGAGGTCGCCGCTCAGAACATCGATGTCCTGAACATGGCGGCCAAATGGAATGCCAAGCTCCTGGACAACGACGCTCGGCCTGCAGGGATCCTGAAGACCTCGGGGAACCTGACCGATGAGCAGTTCGAGCGGCTGCAGAAGATGATCAAGGAGAAGATCGCCGGGGCCGAAAACGCGGGGCTTCCCCAGGGGCCCTTCGAGGGCGGGCTCGAGTGGCAGTCGCTTTCCTTCTCGCCCAAGGATATGGACTGGAAAAGCCTCGACCGATCCGAGCGCCTCAAGATCTGCTCGGTCTTCAACACGCCGCCCGAGATCATCGGCGACCAGGAGAACAAGACCTATTCGAATTACCAGGAAGCCCGCCGGGCCTTCTACATGGACAACGTCCTTCAGAAGGCGGACTGGTTCGCGGATGAGCTCAACTATTGGCTGGCGCCGTTGTTTGGGGAAAACGTCGTCATCGGCTACGACCGGGACGCGATCGATGCCGTCCGGGAGGACCGGTCCAAACTCATCACCGACATGGGGACGCTTGTCGATAAGGGCATTATCGATCGAGACCAGGCCGCCGCTCAGCTGGGGTTCGAGGAGCGCGGAGGCGCTTCCGCCATCGCGACTGTGACGGGCGCGGTCATGCCGCTCGAGGCGGCCGTGGGGGATCCCGGGACGGTCACCGCGGACGATACTTCCAAAATCGGTGAGAAGGATGAGGAGGACGACCAGAAGAAGCCCGAGGAGGGCGAGGAATGAGGCGGGTTCTGATCTCCGGGCCGGAGTCCTTGGCGGCTCTTCGCCGGTTCCTGGCTTCCCGAGAACTTGGAGTTGCCCGGGCCATCTCCCGGCTCTGGCGTACTCAAGCCGCCTTGATTACCCCTGAAGTTGCCCGAGGGATGGCCGAAAGCGGCCAGGCTGATTCGGAACTGTTCCGGAAGGTTGAACGCCTCAACGAGGAGACGATCCACGGGAAGCTCCAGCCGGCCTCCTCGGCAGGGATGACTTCCGCCTGGGACGACCTCGAGCGCCGGATCCGCCGGGTCTCCCGTAAAGACGCCATATTGACCCGGCCGCTTATCCAGAGCTTCGTGAATTCTCGGGGTGGTCAGCTTATCACTCGGCTCAACTCCGACATCCGAGGCGTCATCGCCAATCTCCTCAAGCTCCATACCATCCGTGCGCCCTTGACACCGTTCCAGATCTCAAAGCTCCTCCGGCCTCAGCTGGGACTCACCCAGCGGTTCTCGGATGCCGTCCTGAAACGCTATCTCTCGGACCTGGCCGGCGGAATGTCCCCGGCAAAGGCCCTCGAGGCGGCCGAGAAATACTCGACCTTCCTCCACAAGGTTCGGGCCATGAACATCGCAAGAACCGAGCTCGCCGAGGCATACGGTGAGGGCCAGCTGCAAGCGGTCCGGGAGGCTCAGGAAAGCGGGGAGCTGGCCGAAACCGTCCGGAAGAACTGGGCTACGGCCGATGATGAGCGGACATGCGGGATATGCCTTGAGCTCGATGGAGAAGAGCGCCTGGTCGATGAAGCCTTTTCCAACGGGCAGCAGCGCAATCCCGCCCACAACTCCTGCCGCTGCTCGATCCAGTACCTGGTCGGGTAGGAGGGAACCATGGAACGAAAATCCTTCAAGTTCGAGCTCAAGGAGATCAAGGAGACCGGGGAATTCGAGGGCTACGCAGCCGTCTTCGGGAACATCGACCGCGGCGGAGACATCATCGAGGAAGGCGCCTTCACCAAGACCCTGCTCGAGCAGAAGGAATTCCCCCTGACCTGGTTCCACGACCTCCGGGACATCCTGGGCATCGTCAAGGCCGAGCAGGACAACTTCGGCCTGAAAGTCTGGGGCAACCTCAACCTGGCCGTCCAGAGCGCCAAGGAGAAGTACGCCCTCCTGAAGCAGAAGGCCATCAAGGCGATGTCCATCGGCTACGATGCCGTCAAGATCCTCTGGGAGAACGACAGCTCCGTCCGCAAGCTGAAGGAGCTGAAGCTCTACGAGGTCGCCCTCGTCCCCTATGGGATGAACGAGCTTGCCGAAGTCACCGCCGTCAAGTCCCATGATTCCGCCCTCGCGGATGCCCTATCCTCGATCATCGCCCTTCCGGAGGACCGGAAGTCGGGCCGGGTCATCTCGGCCTCCAATCTCAAGCTGATCCAGCAGGCCTCCGAGGCCTTGCGGGCACTTCTCGAAGCCTCCCAGCCGTCGGACGACACTGGGAAGGGCGGGAAGCCGCCGGATATGGCCGGCAAGTCGGGCTCACTCCACTCGCTGGCGGACCTCTTCGAGGAGGTCCAGAGCTTTACCCATCTCATCAAGGGCACAGGAGGTACAAACTAATGCCCCCCGAAATCACGATCGACACCGTCAACCAGGCGATCGGCGAGCTGCGCCGCGCCCACGAGGACTTCCAGAAGGGCGTCCTCACCAAGGCCGACTTCACGACCATCGAGACGAAGGTCTGGGACAAGATCAACGCCCTCGATGCCGAGGCGAAGAAGGCCGCTCAGCACGAAGCCCGCATCGCCGATCTCGAGACCAAGGTCTCCCGGCCCGGCTTCGGCTCTCCCGAGCCCCCAAAGGGCCCCTCGCTCGAGCACAAGGCCTTCATGACCTTCATGCGTCGCGGCGAGGCCGGCATCGGTCCCGACGAGAAGAAGGTCATGCGGATCTCCGACGACACGACCGGCGGCTACCTGACGTCCCCGGAGATCGAGCAGGGGATCCTGAAGGACATCGTCCTGTTCTCCCCGATCCGGTCCCTGGCCAAGGTCCGGACGACCAGCAAGGGCGAGGTTCAGTTCCGCAAGCGGACCGGGACCTTCGCCGCCCGCCACCGCGGCGAGTCCGGGACCCGCAGCGAGACGACCGGGCTCAAGTACGGGCTCGAGCGGATCCCCGTTCACGAGCTCTACGCGGATGTGGCCTGGACGACCCAGGACCTCGAGGACTCGGACTTCAACCTCGAAGCCGAGACTGCCATGGAAGCCTCCGAACAGTTCGGCGTCGCCGAGGGCACGGACTTCGTCTCCGGCAACGGCAAGGAGAAGGCCGAGGGCTTTCTGGTCAACCCCGCCGTTGTGGCCGCCAAGATCGCGGGCGACACCGCCGGCGACCTGAGCGTCACCGACATCCTGAACACCTTCTACGGCCTGCCCGAGCTCTACGCGGCCAATGGCAGCTGGCTCTTCCGCCGGGCGACCACCCAGAAGGTGGTTCTGTTCAAGGACGCGGCCAACCACTACATCTGGATGCCGAGCCTGGTCTCGAGCATGCCCCAGACGCTGCTGGGCCGGCCGATCGTCGAGTGCCCGGACATGCCGGCCGTGGGCGCCAGCGCCTACGCGGTGGCCTTCGGAGACTTTCGCAAGGGCTACCAGATCGTCGACCGGATGGGGATCTCGACCCTGCGTGATCCCTTCTCCCTGAAGAACTACGGGCAGGTCGAGTTCACCTACACGAAGCGGACGGGCGGCGCGGTCATCATGGCCAACGCCATCCGCATCCTGCAGATCCACGCGTAAGGAGGTCACCATGGATCTCATCCACAACACCCAGCATTTCGTCTCCCTGCCGGCGGCCGCCTACACCAAAGCGGGCGGTGCCGTGGACGGGGCGGAGATCGACACCTTCGGCGCCGAACGGGTCCTCATCCAGGGGATCTCGGGCGCCCTGGGGGTCCAGGTCAACGTCTACGAGCTCGAGCTCACCGCCAGCGACACCCCCGGCTCCGGCCATGCGGCCGTCGCGGACGCGGAGCTCATCGGGGCCGAGCCGACCTTCGACCAGGCCGTCGCCGCGGACGCCAACGCCGCCAAGCTCTTCGAGTACGTCGGCGGGAAGCGCTACCTGAAGGTCAACCTCAAGGCTCCCACGGGCGCGGGCACCGGCTCCGGCGTCATCGGCGGCAACGTCATCCTCTACGGCCTGCGGCGCAGCGTCCTGACGCCCTGATCGCCGAAGGAGATCCCGTGAAAGTGCGGATGCTGACCACCAAGGTCGGGTACCCGGACGGGATCACCGCGCAAGTCTACAAGGGTGGGGAGGTCGTCGACCTCCCCCCCTCTCTTTCCGGCGCCTGGCTGGAACAGGGCTTGTGCGAGCAGGACAAGATGGGGAAAGGACCGACGGAGACCAAGGAGGACCCCTTGAAAGTGAACAGGCCGAAAAGAAGGCAGCCGAAGGCATGAGACTCAACCTGAAGACGGCCCCGGCGAGCGAGCCCCTCTCCCTCGAGGAGGCGAAGGCCCATCTCCGGGTCGATGGGGCGGATGAGAACACCCTGATCTCGGAGCTCATCGTTGCGGCCCGGGAGTTCGCGGAGAACACGACGCACCGGGCGCTCATCACCCAGACCTGGGAGCTCGTGTTGGACAAGGCCGGATCGGAGATTGAAGTCCCCCTGCCGCCGCTTCAGGAGGTCAGCAAGATCGAGACGATCGACGAAGACGGGGTCAAGGCCGAAGTCCCAACAGCCTACTACCTGGTGGATGCGTCCGGGGCTCCTGGCCGGATCCGGCTCGCGCCCTACTACACCTGGCCGGAGCACCGAGGCTTCGCCTCATTCATCGTCACGTTCAAGGCGGGGTATGGGCTGGCCGCTTCGAGCGTCCCCAAGGACATCCGAACCGCGATCCGGCAACTCGTAGGCCTTCTCTATGAAAACCGGGGCGCCGTGGACGTCCTCCTGGGTACCCACCCCCTGACCAACCAGCAGCAGCTGATCATGGCGCTCCTAGCCCCCTATCGGGTGATTCGGCTCTGACATGAGAGAGAAAAAGGCCCCGGGATCGCGCGCGGAGGCGCTGTGCGGGGCTTTCTCTGCCGGGGCGTCTCCCTGGGCGGGTCGGGGCTAGAAAGAGGCTCCCTGTGGCGAAATTCCCGGAAATTGGCGACCTCAACAGGCGGATTGTCCTGCAGCAGCCGGTCGAGACCGAAGACGGCGGCGGCGGGAAGACGGTCGCCTGGCAGGACGTGGCCGAGGTCTGGGCCCAAGTCGAGCCTATTTCGAGTCAGGAGAGGCTATTTGCCGGGCAGACGATGGCCGAGGTGACCCACCGAGTGCGCCTCCGCTTTCGCTCCGATGTCCGCAGCTCCTGGCGGATCCGGGATGGAGAGGACCACTACTCCCTCAACTCCGTCCTCGATTTAGCCGGCGCCCGCCGGTTCCTCGAGCTCCTCTGCTTGGAGGTCAAGGAATGAGCCGATCTTCGGCAATGTTCAAGGTCACGGTCAAGGGCTTGGACAAGCTCATGGACGACCTTGATATCCGAGGGAAGAAGGAAGCCGCCCTCAAACGGGAGGTCAAGAACACCGCTCTTCGGGTTCGGACCCAGGCTCAGGACAATATCCGAGCCCTCGGGATCATCGACACCGGCACCTACCGGAATTCCATGATCGCTGAGACAAGCCTCGATGGGTGGGATGCCGAGGTCGGGACTCCTCTTGAGATCGGCCCCTACCTGGAGTTCGGGACGGATCCTCATTGGCCGCCTCTGGACGCCCTCGAGGACTGGGCTAGGAAGCATGGCTTCGATTCGGCCTATCCCGTAGCCAAGAAGATCTCCGAGAAAGGAACCAAACCCCGGCCCCATCTCTATCCCGCTTTCCTGTCCGAGGAAGTGGAGTTCGTCATTCGGATCCGGAATCTCACAGAGAGGATCTTCGCGTGAGGTCCCCAATCTGGCCCCTTCAGGAAGCGATCTTTGCCCGGATCCGGACGGCGACCTCTTACACCGTCTACGACAACGATCCCGAGGCGAAGAGCTTCCCCTACATCAAGATCGGGGAATTCGACGCTCAGGACTGGTCCGATAAGTCCAAGCCCGGTCAATCGGTGATCGTAACCCTTCATTTTTGGAGCACCTACCAAGGCAAGAAGGAGGTCTCCGAGATGATGAACGTCGTCCTGGAGGCCCTGACCGTGGATTGGACTCCGGATCTGACGCCGGCCTTCCGGGTTGTTCTGTCTCGGCTGGACATGCAGACCGTCATCATCGACATCGACGGGAAGACCCGGCACGGGATCCTGAAGCTGAAATACCTCATCGAGGAGCTTTGAGATGGCCAAAAAGAAAGACGTCCGTCCAGCGGGGCATCTGGTCGATCCGGGGGAAGCCCAGCCGCCGGCGCAGGGGGGGATCTTAGAGTCACCCTTGCCCAGATATGTCGGGGAAGATCCCGTCGAGCGAACCGTCCCGAAGGACGAGTTCGACCGCCTACTGGCCGAGGAGATGGCCAAGGCGGAGCCACGGCCGCCGCGGATGACCGCTCCCCTCAACATCGCTCAGGCGATCTCGCAGGGGGTCGCCGATCTGCCGGATGGCTCCGCGATCGAGTACCCCGAAGCCCAGCACTACAAGTTCCTGGCAGAGGGCGGGGAGGACGTCAACTATCTCCTCTCGGTCCGGGTCACCGCCCGAAATCCGGCCGAGCTCGAGGACACCGTCAATGCCGCGATCCGGGCCGGCCAGGGTAATTTCCGCCATGACGGCGTCGAGGTCTATCTCCACGCCGTTTCGGGCTTCCGGGCTGTCTCGCGCGTGCCCGGGCGGGACGCCTACGCAACAGTACTCAATTACATTTTCCGGGTCCGTCCCATCGAGGACGGGCCGGAGGCCAGGAGGTAACACATGGCCAAAGTCAGTGGGATCGACGTCTACGTCGACGTCAACACGGGGACCCATGCGGTCCCGGTCTGGACGAAGGTCGGCGGTCAACGCTCGGCCACAATGTCCTGGAAGCACGAAGGCATGGATGTCACCGACAAGGACTCGGGCGGCTTCCGTGAGAAGCTCACCGGGATCCGGGAGGTCTCCATCGAGTTCGACGCCTTCCTGATCGAGAGCGACGCCGGCTTCGCCCAGTTGAAGCTGGGGATCATGGGCGCTTCCCCGGCGCTTCAGGAGTGCCGGATCAAGACGCCGGCCAAGACCTACACCGGCTACTTCCTGCTTGAGGGGCTGGATGCCGAGGCCGGGCTCGAGGACGCCGCCAGCGTCTCGTTCTCCATGACGAGCTCCGGCGCCATCACGGAGGCCTAAGATGGCCGCCCTGAGCGTTCAAGCAGCCTCTCTGACGGGCCTCTCGCCGACCTTCGGATCTGCCGCGGAGGGAGGGGATTCCTTCTCGAATTCTGGGAGGGAGTACATCCACGTCAAGAACGGTCATTCGGGCTCCCAGACGGTGACGGTCAACTCTCAGACCCTCTGCAACTACGGCTCCGACCACGACGTGGCGGTGGCCATTCCCGCGGGGGAGGAGCGGATCATCGGCCCGTTCCCGAAGGACCGTTTCAACGACGCCGGCGGGCTGGTCCAGCTCACCTACTCCGGCGTCACGGCGCTGACGATCGCGGTTGTCCGGGTGGCCTGATGAAGCGGTATTTCGTCAACCTGGACAGGCCGCGGGAGCTCGTCTACGCCTTCGGGGCCTGGGACATCCTGGCCGCCAAGTACGGCCCCCAGCAGGGCGGGAAGGCGGAGGACTTCGACATCCTCAAGATCGGGGTCACGGCCCGTGAGCTGCCCTTCTTGATCTTGGCGGGGGTGGCCGTCGAGGATCCAGAGCTGACGGTCGAGAAGGTGAAGGAGCATCTCCACGTGCGGATCCAGTCCGGGGAGTACACCATCCTCGGCCTGATGAACCTGGTCGGGGAGGCCCTCTTCGCCCACATCGGCCTGACCGGGAAAGCGGCCCCCGGCTCCGGGGAACCAAAAAAAGCCCCGAGCTCGTCCTATTCGGTCCCTGGCGGAAGGAAGCGCGGAAAGTAGCGGCCCTTGCCGGGGTCGTCCGGGAATGCGAGTTTATCCGGCTGACCCCGGCTGAGGTGTCCGTCCTCGCGGAAGCCCAGAACGATCGGGAACGGGCCGAATACCGGAGGCAGGCCTGGTTCACGGCACAGCTGCTGGGACCCTATATGAAGCGGGGGAAAAGGATTCGCTTAGACGACCTGCTGCCGGAGGAGCTCCGGAGCGGATCGAGAAAGCATCTGTCGCGCGATGAAGCCCGGGCTGAGGCCCGCAAGCTGAGAGAGGAAATAGAAGGCAAGTCCTCATGACGATCAAGAGCCTCCTGGTCAAGATCGGCGCCGACGTCTCGGAATTCAAGACCGCGATGGACGGCGTCAAATCGAAGACCGCTGCCGTCGGGAAAGACCTGTCCTCGATGGGGAAGACCTTGAGCCTTGGCGTCTCTCTGCCGCTCCTGGGGGTCGGCGTCGCTGCGACCAAGATGGCGATGGACGCCGTCGAGTCCGAGAACTTGTTCGAGGTCTCGATGGGGAGCATGGCTGAGGCCGCCCGCGCTTGGTCCGACGAGATCTCCTCGAGCCTCGGCCTCAATCAATACGAGGTCCGAAAGACCGTCGGCACCTTCAACGTGATGCTCACTTCGATGGGGCAGAACGAACAGGCCGCATTTGGGATGTCGAAGGGCTTGAGCCAGCTCGTCTATGACATGTCCTCGTTCTACAACCTTCGCCCGGAGGAGGCCTTTGAGAAGCTGCAGGCCGGGATCTCAGGGGAGATTGAGCCTTTAAAGCGGCTCGGAATTGTAATCCGAGAAACGGATGTCGAAGCCTATGCTTTGAAGAACGGGATTGCGGCAAATTCCAAGGAGCTCACCGACGCCCAGAAGGTGCAGATCCGCTATAACCTCATCCTGGAGCGGACTAAAGCCGCTCAGGGCGATCTGGCCCGAACGATCGATTCGCCGTCCAACCAGTTCCGGCTGCTGAAGTCGCGCGTATCGGAGATGCTGGTCGAGTTCGGGCAGAAGCTCCTCCCGGTCTTCAACGCCGGTTTGAGCGTTCTTAGGGGAGTCGCCGATGCGTTTTCCGGGATGAGCGACGGGGCCAAGACATGGCTCGTAGTCGCCCTGGGAGTTACGGCGGCTATTGGCCCCATGCTCTTCGGATTCGGCAAAATCCTCCAAGTTCTCCCTGCGATCAAGGCGGCGGTGATTGCCACTTCGGGGAGCTTCGGGGCCTTTGCCATGTCCGCCGTCCCCCTGGCGGCTCTGGCCTTGGCAGCAGGCAAGCTTATCGCCGTGATGACGGATCTTCGGAACGCAACCGAAGCGGCCGATCAGGCCGAGGCGCGTTTCAACGAACAGAACGCCAAGCTCGGCCAGAAGCTTCGGGAGACGGCGGATTCGGTCGGGATGACCAGGGCCGCGTTTGCACAGCTCACCCAGAAATATGGTGAAAATTACGCCGCGATGGCGATGGCCATCAAGAAGGGGCAAGAAGGCAAAGAGCTGCAGGAAGCCTTGGCGGCTGCTGGAGCGAAGCGAGTTGAAGCCCTTGAAAAGGAGAGGCAGGCTCAAGAGCAGCTCAGAAGCGAGGAAGAATCGGCTGCTGAGCGAACCAGGAAGGAAAAGGAAGCCAAGGAAGAATACGCCAAAAAGGTAAAGGAGATATACGAAAGGCTTCCCGAGGTCGTCAAATCGGCCAAGGATGAGGAGATGCGGGCGACCTTGACCGAGTACGAGTACTCGAAGTGGGCGCTCGATCAGAAGTATAAAGACGCATTGGCCGCAATCCCCAAGGAGGTCGCGGCCACGGCTCAGGGGCAGGCCGCCCTTCTGGCCCTGAAACAGAGCCATCTCGCCCAGATGACCGTCCTCGAACAGGAGCATCGCAATTCTGAGCTGCTGGCGAGGATGGAATTCGCCAAGCTGGTAGCCGATCAGGAAGATGCGGCTATTTTGGCGAAAGTCGAAAGAGAAGCAACCTACAATGCGCAGCTGAGCGAGCTCATCGCTGCCAGGAATGAGCTCACGATGGGAGAGCTCGAGTACTCTCTCTGGGCGATCGAACAAGAACGAGCGGCCAAAGTTGCTGCGATCACCTCCTCTTCCCAGTTTGACACCGAGCAGAAGGCGGCCTTGCTCGCTGCGGCTCAGGCTTTCTACGACTCAAAAAGGAAGATGGCGGAGGATGATGCGAACTTCGAATTAGCGCTCACAAAGCAGCTCACAACCGATATGTCCCAGGCATTCGGAGACTTCGCCGGAGACGCGCTCCAGGCTTTTGCCGACTGGGGGGCCGGTTCTTCTACTATCCTCGAGGGCTTGGGCAAGGCCTTCCAGGGCCTGGCCAGAACGGCCATGAGCGCTCTGAGCAGCCTGGTTTCGGCCATCGTTGCGGAGGCAATCAAGTCCGTCGCCGCCAGTCAGATCAAGGCGATCGGGGGAATCATCGCCAGCGTCATGACATCCGTCCCGTTCCCGCTCAACTTGGCCCTGGTCGGAGGCGCGATCGCCGGGGTAACGGCGCTATTCAGCGGGATCAAGCTGGCCGAAGGCGGGCTCGTGACCAGGCCGACCTACGCCCTAGTCGGCGAGGCCGGTCCGGAGCTTGTCGTTCCGTACGACAAGGTCGAATCATTCTGGGATCGCGGCGGCTCGGGAGAGGGGATGAACTTTCACCAGACGGTCCACTTCCACGGCGACATCAAGACCGACCTCGACATCGACCAGGTCTCCGAGAAGCTGGCCAGGAAGACGCGTGAGGCGATTATGCGTGGGAGGAGATGATGGCGATCCCGGTAGTTTACGTCTCAGAGGCGGATGAGCGGCCCAAGATCATCGACGCCGATGGGAATGAATTCGTCCTTCCGAAGACCTTCAACGTCCGATCGGAGCCGATTGCCAGGAAGCAAGCCTTGATGGATGTAGCCTTCGCGCATGGGGCCCGGGACGTCTCTGACGGGAAGATGACGACCCGGATTGTCGAGGTCTCGGGGAAGCTTTGGGCGGAAACGGACGCGGAGTACAACTCCGCTTGGGACGCCCTTGCGGCCCAGATTATCAAGGAAAGCTTCCGGCTCGAGGACCGTGGCCGCCAGATCAACGTCTGGAAGGTCGTTGATATCCAACACACCTACCCTTCGCAGGCTTCATTCCGGTACGGGGAGGTCGCGCTGCAGCTGCTCTGCCTGGATCCTTTTTGGTACGCCACGGCTGTCCGGTCCAAGGAGTTCACGATCTCCTATTCGCCCCAGATCATCGCTTTCGAGGTTGGGGGGAATATCGAGGTTCATCCGACTATTGAGATCGAGAATTTGGCCGATAATGTCGACTTTGCTCTTGAGGCGGTAACCGATGGCGGAAAGAGCTCCCGCATCCAGGATAGCGGCGCCCTGAACGGTACGACGATTCTGATTGATTGTGCGACAGGAGCCGTCACTCGAGATGGAACCGACATCATCGCGGCATTTTCGGGTATCTTCCCGAGGATCCTGGGCGGTCGGGAGAACCGCTTCGAGTACACGGGCGCGGCCGCGTGCGTGACCTTCCAGTACAGGGAGGCTTGGCTCTGATGGCCCGCCTTGGCGAAGCGAGACTCCGGGCTGCCAGGCTCTGGGGCCTTCAGCTCGGGATCGTCATTCAGCCGCCCTCTATCCTCGTTGAGAGGGGATTCAAGCTAGTCTTCTACCATGCCACGACCGGGGCGAAGCTCGGAGAGCTCGGGACCGACATCCGGGAGGTCCGGGTCTCTGAGGTTGCCTTTGAGCTCATAGACTTTGGTTGCGGAGCCTTCTCGTTCAAGATCGATCAGGTGCCTGCTTTCTCGATCGGCTACCGGACTAAAGTGGCCATCCACCCCTACTTCGATGAGGTTCCCTGGTACATGGGCTTTATCCAGGAGATCCCCGGCCCGGGCTCGAAGCGGCCGCTCGAGTATAAGGGATTCGGCTTCTACGACCAATTGGACTGGGTGACCGTGACAGGTTCCTACGAGGCCGGCCAGGATGTGGCCGCCATCGTCATGGACATCATTGAGAACACGGTCGCCCCCAACACTCAGATCGTCTACAACGAAGCCAAAGTTGAGGCGACAGGGTACCGTACCACCGGGGCCTTGGAATTCGATCTCGTCTTCGCTAAGGACGCCCTGCAAGCCTTGGCCGATATTGCCCAGAACTTCGAATTTGGGGTGGATAACGAACGCGAATTCTTCTTCCGATCCCAGTCTTCGAGTATCTCTAAATCGCTCTGGCACGGAAAGCACTTCCAGGATGAGGAGATCCTGGTGGATCCGGACGGGATCCGGAACCGTCTCTATGTTCGGGTCGGTCAGATCCAAGAAGGCGGGACCAACCTGGTCGGAACGGTCGAGGATGCCGCCTCGATCTCTGCTCATGGCCTCCGCGAAGAGGTGGTCACGGTGCCCGAGGTTCTGGATGAGGACGACGGCCTCCAGTGGGCCGAGTATGTCCTCAATCAGAAGAAGGATCCGGTTACCCAGGCCAAGGTCATCAGTTACTTCCTCGATCGGGACAAGGCCAAGATCGAGGCCCGCGGCCGGATCCGGCTGACCACGTCCGATGGGGAGGAGTACACCCTGCCGGTCAAGAGGGCTTCCTATATGCTTTCTGCAGCGGGGATCCTGGTGGACCTCGAGCTCGGCAGGCTGGTTGTTCCCTTCGAGCGGCACCTTCTCGATATCCTCCGGCGCATCCAGGAGGAACAGCGGCTGGCCGACAAGCGGACTAAGCAGCTCTACGCCTAGGAGATACCATGCCGACCCCTCTATCTCGATTCATCGGCTCTTATGCCAATCACCGCTTCAACCCGTTCACCGGGGGAGATATGGCGGTTGCGAAGACCGAGGACCATGTCGCGGTTCCGACATCCTCCCCCTTCTGCCTTCAGCTTCTCGAGGTTCCCCGGAAGGATGAGCCTTCGAGTGTCGTGATCTACAACTACTCGGACTCGATCACCATGACCGAGGTGAGCACATCTCCAACCCTCGGCCAGTACCGGGTCGATTATCCGACTCCGGATGGCCTGGGAACCGGGTTGATCGAATTCAACAGCGGGGACGCCGGCAAGGATATCCGAATCGAGTACATGGGCACGGGATCCCCGATCGTGGCGGAGATCTTGGACGGCCTAATTCCCTGGCCGAGCCCGAGCCCGGGTGAAAACCAAGGGGTGATCTTCAAGGCGGGCGTTGCGACCTGGGCTTACTTCCCCAAGCGGTACTTCCATGAAGGAAATGCAATCTACCATGCCTCGGGGGAGGACGAGAGTTCGGTGCTGTTTCGGTTCAAGAAGGGAGCGAACGATTCTAAGGTCTTCCTCGAGCTCAAGGGGGCCAAGCTCCACCAGGGGTATTACACCGAGCTGAAAGATCACTCTCACGGCGGGGCAACTGGCGCCAATGGCGGCCATGATCACGACGGGCCTTCGCACTCGCATGGCCCGGGAACGCTGGCGGGCATCCAGGATCCCCACTATGGCCACGATAGCGGCGGGGAAAACGCGCTGGGTGGAGACGATGCGGTCACGATCAATAGTGGGGATACCGGGGTCGCTGGTACCGGGAAAACGTCTTCGGTTTCCGATCATACCCATTCGATCAACGCCGATGGCGGATCTCCCAAAACCTACCCGGACCAGTTGAAAGTCTATATCGACAGTGTCGATAAAACCGCGGAAATCCTGTCCAAGGCCGGACTTTCCAAGCTCGGGGACGGCCTCGACAGCCACGCTTTTGTAACGGCCGGAACCGGAGAGATGGACATTACATCTCTTCTGGCCTCCGGCACGATGCATGAGCTCAAGATCACCGAGCCGGTTGCAGACAAGGGCGGCCGGGTCCTGCTCCACCTGGAGGTCTACTGATGGCCAAGATAGGGTATTTCAACGCGGTTCTCTCGGATCAAGGAACACCGATTCTGGCGACGGTTACGGCCAACCTCGCAGGGACAGAGACGCTGGCGGTTATCTATGTGGACGCAGCCGGGAGCACCCTCAAAGACAATCCCTTTCAAACCGATGCGTTGGGGCGCTTCCAATTCTTCGCAGCCGCGGGCCTCTATGACCTTATCGTTTCAGGATCAGGGGTACTGTCCTTCACGATTTCCTCCGTCAGCCTGACCGACATCACCAAATCCACCGAGCTGACCGATATGCCGGATTATTCCCCGTCGGGAAACGAAGGGAAGATGCTGCAGGTCAATTCCGCGCGCGATGGCTATGATCTGGTCGAGCCTCCTTCGGGAGGCGCCGAGACCACACTCGATCTCTCCGATATGCCGGACTATACGCCGGAGGGGAGCGAGGGGAGGGCCCTGGTCGTCAAGGCAACCCGAGACGGCTACGAGCTGGGGGAAGTCGGCGGAGTCAGCGCTCATGCCTCGAGTCATCAGGCAGGAGGCGACGATCCGATCAAGCTCGATGATCTAAGCGCACCGGACGACAACACGGACTTAAACGCCTCGGCTGCCAATCATGGCTTGCTGCCGAAGCTTCCGAATGCGGCCTTGCAGAGGCTCAACGGAGTTGGGGCTTGGACGGAGCTGCAGGAAGACGAGATCTCGTTCTATGACGAGTTCATTGGCGCCGCGCTCGCCTGGCCCTGGAGAACGAGCGGAGTCACGGCCTATAAGACGATCACGGTTTCCGGCGGGAAGGCTTCCATGGCGATCGCCGAAGGGACGGATGCCAGGTGGGACAGCGCCGAACTCAATCAGCTGATCTTCTATACGGCCTGCTTGGGCGGTTTTAATGAATACATCCTGCGGTTCTCCAATGCTTCGCTCGGGAAGAATACCGCCCTGACGATCACGATCTCCTACAACATCACCCAGGCCATCCCGGGGAATAGGGCCGTGCAGATCACCTTCAGCTACGACGGGACGAACAAGTCGTTTTCGGCCTCGAATCCGAATGTGGTTGGATCGAAGAACCACAACGAAGATGTCACTGCGGGTTATCTGAAAATCCGGATGGTCGGCGGATACCTCCTCAACTACTTCGAGTTCTTCTACTCACTGGACGGATCGACCTGGACGCAAATCGAAGTCTCAGGCGGTGGAAGCGCCTTCACCGTCTCCAATCTGAATGAGAGCAACCGGCAATTCCACGTCGGGGTCGGTCTTTATAACTGGTCGGATGGCGGATCCTATCATGGGATTTCGGCCGATATTGAATGGTTTAAGGTCACCCGGCCGAGAGGGGTAAGGGCATAGTGCCAGGATCGAGGTGGTTGAAATGAAGACACACAGTGTAAAAGAGCTACACCATTTACCGGCCGGTATTGGCTATCTAATCCTGGGCTTTTTGCTTGCGTCTCTGATGTTGGGCTGCCCGACGCCGACTCCCAACCCTAATCCGACTCCTTCAATCCCAGAGCCGGAGCCGGCCTTCGAGGTCTGCGTCGAGATCTTGGATCTGCCTGTCGCCGAGGGCGACTGGAAGGCGGCGCTCTTGGCCATCTACGGCGCCGGTGGGAAGCGCATCCGTTTCATTGCGGATTCCCAATGGAACTGGACTGGGACGCAGCCCTACGAGTACGCGACCTATGACGAGGCCACGGCCGAGAAGATCCGATGGAAGGATCCGAGCGATCCCAAGACGATCGTCAACCGCGGCGGGATAATGACCCTGGTCCGGGAATCGGGGGCGGAGTTCCCTCTCTACGACTACACGCGCCCGCGCGCGGCCTATTGGGCGCACCTGCGGGAGATACTGGACTTCTGCCGGCAGATCGGCATGGGGGTTCACGTCGTAATCCTGGACTTCTGTACGCTCAAGACCGGCGGAGATGGGAAGTATTTCAGCCCCTGGTACTGCGCCGTGCAGAGGATGCTCCCCGGGATCCAGAACGGTACCTGGGGCGAGCAGATGAAACCCTGGATCGCGGCTTTCTATCAGGCCGTTATCGTCCAGATAAAGGAGAGCGGTGTCGATTACATCATAGAGGACATGAACGAGGGCGACGCCCTGGGCTGGGACGATGCCTTCATGCTGGCTTGGTTCACCTGGTCGAACACGACCCTGAAGCAACTGAGCGTCCCTCAGGAGAAGATCGTCACTTCCGCCGGGCGGAACATCAAGGCCTTGGCCGAGCTCTGCGGCTGGGTATCCGTTCACGGCATCGGCACTGCGGCCGGGATCCGGGAGTACCACGGGATCCCGGTTTCGAAGACGATCTGGTCCTCGGACGGGTACTGGGGCGGATCCGGAGGCTGCGACGCCAAAGGGCGCTGCGGGATTGGGGTCGAAGCCGCTGTCGAGATTGGGGCGGCGATAAAGGCCGTTGATGGAAAGATGTTCTCTATCCTACCCCGCGGGATCTATGCTAGAAATAACGACCGGGCCGATCTGAATCTGATCGATACGGCGATAGTCGCCTCGCTCCGTCTATGAGCTGGAACAAGCTAATAAGCTGTTCCTACTAAAAATTCGGGTGGGGAATTGGAAATAGTTTCTCAGATTTCTTGATAGTATATATAAAGAGGCTCTAGAATTGCGATTCAGTTGTAATTTCTTAAATCAACAGAGCGCTAATTATTTGATAGCGAATGACGAATGCTGAAGTAAATCTTCCTATTCGTCCTTGTTCGAGCTTTGCTTCAAAATAGAAATTATCTGCTCAGCATTATGACGTTTCATTTTAAACCAGTTTTCGATTTCGGATTTATAAGAAAATACCGATGATCGTATTGATCTGGGATCGATTCTGTAGATCGGGAAGTCGAATTCTTTGCTCCACTTAAGACAAGTTGGTCTACTGCGGCCTATGTATGCGCAGATTTCTTTCCATGAATCTAATCGGTCATCCTTTTCCCGCATAATCCCTCCTTTTCTCCGTAGTGTTTAGTCGTTTTTAGTGGAAAGAAATTGAATATAATGTTAATAAATGAGCATCTAAGTCAATATTTGTTGTTATTATTGACATTATTATCACTGGGGGGTAGTTTCCTGCGTGGATATGAATCAGGGGATTGAGATTGCAGGGGGGAGAAGATTTGGAAAAATATAGCGTTTCTACGAAGCGGATTGTTTTGCTTATTATTCTAATTCTATCCCTCTTTGTGGGCAACATCTATGTATGTAAAATAAACAAATCCGTAAAATATGAAATTAATATTTTCAAAATGATGTATGGCGAATGATAATGATAAGAAAAATAATCTATATTTTAACGTTCTTGGTATCGATTTCTCTAATGTGTATTTTATTCATTCAAATAAACGAATACGGTAAGAATTCGACAATATTGGATGAGATGAAATCTTCAGCTAAAGTATTAACTGATCCATCTCTTCGGTCTGACGGAAAGAGTTTATTAGGTGAGAAGTTTATTGAATTTAGTATGGAAACTATTGATGGAGAATTTTATATATTCAGTAATGATAAGGCGATTTGTAAAGTCATTATTTTCTTTAATACTAAAGATTGTGCCGGTTGCCTAAATGAGTATAGGTTATGGAAAACGATCCATAATAAATTCTCTACGGAGAAAGCAAGGGTGATTGGTATATGTAATGATATTTCTATAAACGATATTATAGCGTTTATTAAGCCCCGGGAGATTGGATTCAAAATTATTCATGATCCAGGAAATAAGGTTAGAAGATCGATGGGATTCCGCTTTTCGCCGCTTAGAATTATTCTAAATAAACATAATGATATTATTAGCGTGGCTACAACTCAAACGAATAATGATGAACAAAGAGCCGTAATTAATATGATATCGGGAATAGTCGAAATGGATTAGTAGGAGAAAAGTATTATGACAAGAAGAAGTATGATTCTGTTGATAAGTGTTGTCATAATTTGGGACATTTCCTGCATAGGCAATAATGAAAATAATAATAATAAAGAATTATGGCGAGGAAAATACCGGGTATCAACAAAGGAAATATATAGGATCGGATCCGATAACCTGTTTGATGATAAGTATACGTTTTCTGCGATAAACGATTTTCATGTTGATTCAAAAGGCATGGTATATGTCCTAGATAGGATGGATATGTGCATAAAAATATTCGGATCAGATGGCGTTTATCTGAAGACATTACGGTTGTCTAAGGGCCAAGGGCCACAAGACTTCGGACGTCCAGTGTTCATGAGTCTTGGTGATGGGAATATGATGTTTATTACTGATGATTCAAACAAACGAATCACGGTAATGAGCCCGAACGGGGATGTCGTCGATTCTATCCCGGTTGCGTACCTTCCGGGATTGATCGCGGTTAAAGGAAACCGAGTAATTGTAACTAGTAGCTTGGGTATTGCTGGTGACGATGCGCTATACGAATACGAATACCCGAGTAAAAAATTTGTTAAGTCCTATGTAAAATTATCTCCTCGCAACAAGCAATACAAGAAGGTCGGTGGGGACGGTGCCTTCTGTTTTGATAATGAAGGGTGTCTTTTATACACATTCGTGTTGCCATATGAAATAGTACGAATTAATGAATCTGGAAATGTGATAGGTCAATACACGAGAAGACTAGGGAAGGATGTGGGATATAGAATTAATGAAATGGGGCTGCCACAAGCAGATATGCTGGCATTTAATATTAACAGTTTTAAAGATGGAAAAATATTACACGTAATGTTGGATAGGGGAACGAAGCCTATAGATTATGTATTTGATATTTTTAGCAAATCGGGAGAGTGGTTGCTTTCGTTATCTGGGAATGAGCTCTTTGACAATTGGATGGGAAGAACTGTGCGTGTAGACCAAGAAGACAATATCTATATGGAGTATTGGAAACCAACTCCGCATATCAGAAAATATTCTTTTAAGATTGAAACATCTTCAATAAACGACTGAGTGGCTGCTTAATGCAGATAAACAAAAAAGGAGGAAAACGATGAGAATCACAAAACTTGCGAAGGTCGTGGTGCTGTCAATCCTCATGATTTGGCTCACCGCGGGCATAGCTTCGTCAGTTGATGGTGGATGTCAACCGAATGAGCCATGCGGAGAACTACGTCCGGTTCCAACAATGTGTATCATGCTACTATTCTGCAACACTTGGAACCTAGATGGTTACTGCATAAGGTGCTTACCATGAAAAAAATCATTTATTTCCTTTTGACTTCTCTGGTGGCAGTGGGGGTGGTAATAGGATCCGATCCTCCTTGTAAACCGAACACCCTCTGTCCGCCGAATACGATGCCTTGGCCCTCGGAGTGCTTTTTAGGCCAATGCGAAACGGTTGGTCCGTCAGGGTATTGCGTTTTATGTAAAGATCTATAATAAGAAATTAGCAGCCACTCATTTTGGATTTCAAGAGAGTTATGAGGGGCTCGGTTAGTTATCCAACCTGATAATAAGACCACCCCTTGAAGCAGTTTTAGGGGAACGGATTCTCCTTCCCCCGTGTGCCTATGGTCAAGTCCAACATACTCTGTGTCAGTATGTGAAAGGGGCCTTCCCCTCCTGTTGAGTGTGTATATGACGTGTCTATTCGGGCTTCTCATGGTTTCCCGCAGATTCTCATTAATAGCGTTGAATACTAAGAATAAGACTATATCCCGCCTGATATAACGCCTGACTTCAAATCAGCAGGTCGCAACCCAGGGGCCTAAGATTTCCAACATTGTTCCAGAGAGTGCCGTTAAGTGAACATTCTCGTTGTGAGGTAAATTCCCGCCATTAAATATAGCAGGACGGGAATAATACTTTCTGCCGGCTTACTTGAAAAGAGCAGTGATATCGAACACTTGAGAAGAAGGTTTTGTTTTTACTATCCCGCGAGGGCTTTCCCCCAGAAAATCATCGATTGATACGCGCGTCGCGATCTTCTTTGCCCCCCCGTCCGAGGCGATCTTAGGGCCTGAATCGTCGATATATGGGATAGCATTTCCATTGAATCCGACAAACAGGTCCTTCCCTGACATCGAAAAACAATCAGTTTTAGAGAGGGATATTTCGATTTTAGGCGCTATTACATCAAGGACAGCTTCCGGGATAGTAGCCGAAGCTTTCCAGCCGGAGCTCGTCTTGACCTTGAATTCAAACGAATACCCATAGGATACCAGGGTCAAGATGAAGTCGGCGTCTGGATTCGCCCTTCTCTCGTTCTCGATTTCCTCTCGATTGGGCGAGGAGATGATGTTCTTGATCATGTCCGATAGACGACCTCTGGTGTCGTACTGCTTGCCGTTGGTGAAGCCGATCGTACATTCCGAGGTGGTTTGGAATTCAGCGTCAAGCTTCGCGATCTCGGCTTCAGAAAGCGCAATCTTAAAAGACATTGTCGAACTGCGCTGGACGTCGGGGAGGCTGGATTGGATCCAACTGTTAGGGTACTGAGCCTCTGTAATGCCGAGGACATCCCACCCGAAAAGCGCGCGAGTGTAGCCGCTCTTCCTGGTGTGCATGAGAACCATCCCCGGGCCATAGGCGCTATTCGGGGCTGGAAAAACATGTTCGATCCGGAGTTTCTTCCGAAGAGTCTTCTCATATTTACTCATTGTTCTCCCCTTAAACGACTTCCCTCGACTTACCAGTTTAGTCGCAGGACGGGTGGGGAAATGGAAAAACATTACATAGCTTTCTTGATGCAGAAGAGCAACTGGTCCAGATAGGTAATATTAGTTCAATCGCTCCATAAAAAATGTCCCTAAAAATGTAACAGGGAGTGCCGTTTCGTGACGGTTTCCGACGAGTTCTGACGGGTCATTTCCCCGAGAAACGGCACTTTCCAGGGAGAGCCCCGGGATTGTTCGAATCCCCCTCCCTCCGCTCTATTTATCTGTATTATCAATCACTTATATAGAGTTTAGAAAAACGCGTCCCTAATTTTGTAACGACCCGCCGCTTTTCCACAGCCCTCGGATGGGTGTAGACCTGGGTTGTCCGGTAGTCGGAATGGCCGGCCAGGTCGCGCACAGTAGCCAAATCCCCGACTTCGTTCGCCCTAGTGACGAAAGTATGGCGGAGGTAGTGGAACGTGAAATCGGGTACCGTGATCTTCTTCTGAGCTCGGAGAGTATGGACCGACTTTGAGATAACCCGGTGCTCGCGGCGCTGCAGGGGGAAGACGAAGCCCTCCGGATCCTTGGGCTGCCGCTTGATGATCTCGAGGGCTTGGGGCGGAAAGTAGATCTCCTTGGCTTTGACCACGGCCCGCCGGCCACGCTTGCGGAATTTCGTCTGGGAGACCTTAAGGCGGGCGATGTCGCCCTCGAGTTGGTCATGGCGCAGGAAGATCAACTCGGACAGCCTGGCACCCGTCAGAAGCCCAACCCGGGCCATATCGTAGAGGACCAGCTTGATATGTTCATTCGGCTTGGCCGCGGCCCGGATCGCGCGGAGCTCGGAGAGCAGCTGCTTGATCTCTTCGTCGGATAGGGCCCGGCCGCCCTCGGTATCCTCTGGGAAGTACTCGAAGCCGGCCAAGGGGTTAGCCCGGACAGCCTTCTCCTGGATTGCGATATCGAACATATGATGAAGAACCTGCATATACCGGTTGATAGTGGCGGGGGCGCGCTTCTTCTCGAGGAGCGCGTTCTCAAGGGCTTGGATGTCGTCCTTCCCGTAGGCCATCAGGCGTTTGTTCCCCAAGATCTCGAGTGCCAGGTTCAGCCGCTGAATGTCCTTCTCGAGGGAGCCCTTGCCGGCCTTCCGCTTCTTGTAGATCTCGATAAATTCGGCGAAGGTGAGCCGGCCGCTCGAGGCCGGGGAGGGGAGGCCAAAATGCTCAGCGGCGATCTCCTCATCCGCTTGGGCCATCCGGGCGGAGAGCATGGACTCCTGGCCCTTTTTTATCTTAAGGGACTTGTAGTAGGAGACCCCCTCGATCATTCGCTTGTACCAGTAGTAGCGGCCGCGGAGGTAGACGCCCATTTACCTTTCCCTCCGGAAGCGCGGTACTTCTCGCCGGTGTGGGCTCATCCATTACACTCCCTCAGAGCGAGTAGTACCGGCCACGAAGGTAGCCACCATTCCTAACTGACATAAAGAGCGAGCCAGAAATCTTGGCTATATTTTCTCATACCACATGGCGAATTACTTATCGAAATTGAACTTCTTCTGAGATGGCATCTTTTGATGGGCTTTAACTTCCAATACTTCATAGCTATCGTTCAGATAGGCTTTAATGATCGGGTCATATTTTCGGGTAATTCGTAGTTCGGCAACGAAGAAGTCCCCGATATTAAAGGCGTGATCTTCGAGCTTTTCAAAAAATATACTATCTCGGATAAAGGCTCCTATTTTGTTCCCTTCATAAATGAAGCCCCATTTATTATCCTGCGTAAAAACAATTTTGTGAAGAAACAACTTAGCGTCAGGTATGGTGACAATTTCGAGGTCCTCTCCGATGAGCTCATTTTTTTCCTGCATGCCACGAAATTCGCTGCGATGAGCTTCGAAGAGAGGCTTTTCTTTTTGTGATAATAGTTTAAAATCCTCGATTTGCTCATGTTCCTCGAGGGCTTTAAAGGTTTTAATAATCCCATCATTCACGCAAGCATTATTCGCATAGATATTATAAATCCTGTTATCAACGGAAATTACGCTCCCATTTTGGGCCTGTATAGTAGTCTTATCACTAGCTTTTTCTATTTTTTCTGGCTTCTTCCCCTTTAGTAATTGTTTCAATCCAAAGAGGCCGCCGAGAATAGTGACTAGATCTGAGAGATAACCGATCGTATCGGATGATGTTATCTGGGTGAGAAGATCTCCAACAAATCCGTGAGGGAGAAGGGAATAAATTATCTCAAAGCTACCTGGCGCGAAGGGCTCTATTTGGATAGACAGTTTTTTATGGGGATCGATTTCTCGGCTTATTTCGTTCAGGACATTCGTGGTGTTTAGAAGCGTAGCGATTAATACGTTTACATCAACTTTCTCAACATCGCCATCAAAAACGATTTTAAACTGGTGATTTGGGCGTCTCATGTTGTTACTTTGAATAATATCTCGCCTTCCAACTAAACTATTCACATTTTTTATACCACGTTCATTCTTGCCGGCCAAGTTGAATCTCCGAGAGGATATACTTACCCCTTCGGCGGGAAGGGATCCTTGCCGTATGTGTGCTCGGTCTGGATCTGGCCGTCCTTCCTGCGGATGACCGAATAGTAGGCTTCCCTCTTTAACAAAGCCAACCCCCTGACCAAATATCGCGCTTATTGGCCCTTATTTATCACAATGGAATCGGAGAATGCAACAGCCTTTGAAAACATTGAGAAGGCCGCGCGAAGCCAGGTCGGCGAAAACGGCTCATGGATTCGTAGAGTAGGTCTTCCTATATGCGTAAACCTTATTAGTCGTGTTGTCTCCGCCGCCCGGTCCGCCGTCTGTTCCCACAATTGTTAGGAAATAGGCCTCGATCTCTCGTGCCTCATTTGAGCCGTCAGCAGTCCGAATGATCCAAGCGCCGTCTTTTTCAGAGACATTATGGTCGGAGAAAAGGCGTTCTCGAGCGTCTTCGCTGATACCCACGTACCAATTGGATATAGCCCCTCCACTGGACTTCATGTGGTTGAGGATCTCGCCGATGATCTGCTGCTTCTCCATCTTTCCCCCTTTGAGAATGTATAATCATTAGGCGTTCGATCTCAGTTCTACCTACTAATCTTCTTGGTGATTATCCGTCGCGGCGAGCCAAGCCTTCCTGTCGAATTTGAATCCGTCTTCCCGGAATAGCTTCAAGCACGCGTCGACCACCTCAGGATCGAATAGAGTCCCCCTGTTCTCCTCGATATACCGCAGGGCCTCTTCCTGGGTTAGAGCGTCGCGATAGGGCCGATGAGAGGTCATCGCATCGACCACCTCGGCGACGGCGATAATCTTCGATTCGATCAACATCTCCGATCCCTTGAGTCCTCGGGGGTAGCCTGAACCGTCGATGCGTTCATGGTGCTGATAGACGATTTCCGCGAGGGGGTAGGGGAAGGAGATATTCTTTAGGATATCGTACCCGGCCTTGGGATGCGTTTTGATTAGATTATATTCGTTTTTTGCCATTTTGCCTGTCCGAGTGAGGATCTCGGCGGGGATGGTGATTTTTCCTAAATCGTGTATCCGGCTTGCGATTACCAGGCCTTCTCGGGTAGTCGGGGGTAAGCCTAAGCTGACGGCGATTGCTTCCGCTAGCTGGGCGACGCCTTCCGGGTGACCTGGTTGGAACACATCTTTCGCCGCGATGATGTTCTGAATGATCTCGATAGTCCCGGTGGAGAGCGTTTCATATCTCCAGGCGGCAAGATCCCGTTCTTTTTGGAGCGCTTTCTTGTCGGTGATGTCGAAGATGATGAGACCGAAGCAGCTGCGCTTCGAGTCGGTGAAGAAGGGCAGAGGATAAATAACGGAGCGAAACCACTTCTGGCTCTGTGGATCATAGTATTCGTGTGCCTCGATAGTGAGCCGCCTTGATGCCTTTTCGAGCGGGCACATGGGGCACTCTTTCCCGAGGACGAAGTGGGGGCACTTTTTCCCTGTGACCTCCTTGGGGACGAACGGAAGCTGCCTGAGCATGACGCTGTTGATCAGCAGCACGGTGTGCGCTGAGTCCAGGATGACGACCCGGAAGTTGAGGGAATTGATGAGCGCCTGGACGTAAGGGAGATTCAAGCCGGAGAAAGGATAGGTCTTGGTCACTCCCCCTTGGATAGTCACGATAAGGCTACCTCCCCAAGACGACGATGCGTTACAACACGCCTCAGTTCTTTTGTCGTTTGGGGATGCTGAAAATGGAATCGATGGCAATGGTTAAGGAGAAATCTCACACCATGAGAAAAACTGGCTTCTCGAGCGTCTGCTATAACGAGGCGCGTTCATCGCCCTAACCGGCGTCACTTCCCTTGGGCTCAATTCGTGGGCGGCCCGGCCTCGGTTTCCATAACGATATTTTCATTTAAAAAACTAACCCAGAGTTCCATACATTCCCTAGCGAGAGTAAAGGCATCTTCCGTTTTTCCATTCGATTCAACAATGTATTTTACGCTGATCCGGAGACGATCCCCTTCGCGTGCGATAAAACTTACTTTGCTATCCGGAAAGTCCGGGCCAGCCGAATTAAGGTGTTTGATACCATTTGCTATGGCCCGACAATCGTTTACTTTTGAATTAACGACAAAATGTTCAACAAGCTCTTTTTTTTCTGGGTATTCCTTTATTATCCAATCTTTCAAATGAAAGCAAAGAATAAAAAATGAAAATACGACATCTATATCTTGGAGATCAAAATCACTAGCGGCGGGCCGTAAAGAACCATAATCGATTGCTTGAAAATAAGTGTAATAGCGGCTAATCATTTTCCATAAGAACGGCCACCTTTGACCTGAAGGGAGAGTATCGAGCATGTTTTAGCGCCCCTCCTCCTCCACGATTATCTTCTCTACTCTGTGGCCCCGGCGCGTCACCTTAAGCCGATAGTTTCAAGGAACGATTCAAAATCTTGGAAGATACGAACCTCATGTTCACCATCGAAAATGAACACGCGCCCAAAATGTTTCATCTGCTCTTGAGCTTCTTCCAGGCTGTATTCATCCGACGCAGTCGCAAACTTGTCATACCCTTCGAGCAGAGCTCCATTGGCTAGGCGATAGTGGCTTGGCTTGCCGTCTAGTTCCTTGTTCTCGATCGCGATACTCAAGTTTTTCTTGATGCCAAAGTCGAATTTAGAGGCGTAGTGCCAGATCATGAACGTTGTGATCATTCTTCCCCCTCTTCGATCGTTATCTTCTCCACCCTGCAGTACTCCGGCCTCTTGTCGTAGTCGAGAAGCGTGGACTCCCGGTAGTGTCGGCAGTAGACCATCCCCCCGCGGATCTCCCCGAACAGGCATTCGGGGCAGGCGGTGGGGAATATGATCATTTTTGATTATTGACTCAATATATTACAGGTCGCGTTTTCATAGACGCCAGTAAGAGTTTCTGAGCCTTTATTGGTCATCGATACTTTCATTCCAGAGAATGAATCAGCCTTAGTAAGCTTCAGTTTATACCTCTTGTATTCGAAGGGCTGGGAAGAATCAAATCCACTTGTGTTCACTAATTCAAGAAAGACGAGATAGCCGTTGGCTGAGGTAGGCTCCCCTCTGACGTCGCCCACGGCTTTGCCCCCCTGATAAATTTTCTTTGGGTCTCTGGTTGCGACCCAGTCCGGAACCGGATTCGCCTTTTCACCTAGTTTTTTCACAGATGCAGAAAAATCTAGTTGCTTCGACCAGATCCAACGAACACTAAGAAATAAACCGCCGCCGAGTACACCGACAAACACGAATGTAAGAATAATTTTGAAAATAAGTTCCTTCATAAATGCTTTCCCCTAGAAACAATTTGGTCTTCCTCTATGAGGTTCTCATGGCTTGGGCGACCATCTCTCCGGTCGCCTCGTTCTTCCTAACCTCTACCTTCCCCCCGCAGCTCGGGCAGGTCACAACAATAAGAATCGGCTCATCCGGGAAGACCAGGTCCCCGACCGGAAGTGTTTCCCCGCACACGGGACACTTGACGATTGAGAAGTAGACGGAAAACATCAGTTGATCTCTTTCCCACAGTGAGGGCACTTCCTGGCTTCGTTACAAGCTGGCTTTCGCATTTCTTCAAGAAAACCCGCTCCGAGAATTCCGGCGGGGAGCGCAAACAGTCCGATGCCAAGGAAGCTGATGATGGCTCCGAAGAACTTACCCAACGGCGTGATCGGGAAAACGTCCCCGTATCCGACTGTGGTCAGGGTCACGACGCTCCACCACATGGAGCCCGGGATACTTGAGAATTTGTCGGGTTGAGCGTCTCTCTCGGCGTAATAAAGAAGGCTAGATGACACAATGAGCAGGATGAAAATGAGAAATAGAGTAATCAAAAGCTCACCGCGTTTTGAGGATAGAACGTTCCCGATGGCTTTTAAAGACCGGGAATAGCGGCCGAGCTTGAAGAAACGAAATACGCGGAAGAGCCTCATGGCTCGCAGGAATCGTAAATCGACTGGGAGTAGAAGCGGAATGTAGAACGGTAGAATCGCCAGAAGATCAATGAGAAGGAGAGGGGTGAGAGCGAAGCGGACTCGTCCTCGGATCGGGCCGGAATATTTCGGATTCTCGGGACAGGCATATATCCGGAATAGGTATTCGATAGTAAAGATGATAACGGAAGCGAACTCGAATATTTGTAGAGCACGAGCGAATTTGCGCTCTATGGAAGATATGCTGCCCAAAATGACAGCGATAATATTTATAAAGATTAGTCCGACGATCAGGCGGTCGAACCAATCGATCTTTTGCGTCGATATGTCGTCATAGGATACTGTTTCGACCAATGCGTAAACTTTACGGCGAATTCGGTTCATGTTCATCTACAGTTCGGTGGCTTGCAGACTGAGCATGCTCCAAGGCCCTCTTGGCAAGCGGCCCCAAGAGATGTCTGAATTTTGCTGTCCTTTAAATATTGGCAGTCCCCCCGATGATACTTCTCCCCAGTTTCGGTTTTATAGCATACAAAATTTCTCCAATCGACAGTGACTGTGCAGCTCTTTGTGGATACAAGATCGCCGTTTTTTGCAGTTAGGGTATACGTTATTGTTGAGGTTGGTGAAACAGATTTTGATCCGGATGCAGACACGGATCCTATTCCCTGATCTATTTCGACTGACTTCGAATCTGATACGCTCCATGAAAGCGTTGATGATCCTTCCAAAATAACGGAAGCTGGGGAAGCAGAAAAATCGTTTATTGTTGGGGTAACTGCAGGAGTCGATGTTGAAGGTGTTGTGGATGCGCCTGAAGGGCTTCCATTACATGAGGCGATCGTTGCAAGCGAAATAAATGATAGTCCTAATACAAAGATCAAGAGAAGGCATCCGCCTCCGGATACCGCTTTCCCGATCTTTCGTTGCCGACCACTCTTAGTCAGGGGAATGCCGATAGAACGGGAGACCCTAGACTTTGCGGCCGAGATTCCTGAAAGCCGTTTCCAAGAAAACCCCCCCTTGTTCATAGTCGTTTCCCCTATTGAGACTATTTTTTCTTAATGTAGACTTTTTTTCCTTTGCTGTTGATGTAGTATTTCCCGCCCCGGGGGCCAGTATAGATCGTTCTGTTTACTGATTTGCTTTTTTTGGGGGAATAAGCTCGCTTCGAACTATAAGGAGAAGGATATACCTTCTCTGAAAATTTATTTAAAAACTTGTCATGGATTTTCTGTAAATCATCGTGATGCCCAGCAGAACCCACCCGCGTAACTAATATTTTGACTTCAGTGTTGCTTTTCCCACGTTTGAAAGTTGATGTGACTAGCGCTCCACCTTGACGCCCCGTTATGAACGGGATGGACTTCTCCGATCCACCTGATGAATCGCGTTGTTTTACAATTTCATAGCCAAACTCTTGATAAATCGAGGCCATCGTCTCGAACAGCACTTCTGTCGCATCGTGATAGATCGCGACTCGGCGATACGAATTCATTGCGCAAGAAAAAGAAAAAGATAGTAGAACGCAGATTAATAAGCCAGAGCAGTACGGCTTCCGCATGGTTCCCTCCAGACGGACTATGCTAATCCCATTTCCCTGAATATGCAGCCCTACCATTTGGAGAATCCGCCAATATGGTTGCGGTCCTTGGCTTGATTAAGATCGGATTCAAGCGCTCACCATTGCTTTTCGCAAAATTAAGGATTCCAATGGTGGCTGTTTGTCCGGCCCCGATCGAACCGCCTTCATAGTAATATCCGCTATCCAACATTCCGGCATTCAATTCGATCTTGATATTGGACCAGTCGAAGGAATCATTGTTCTTAATAATGATTTGGGTCCCGCTGAATCTGACCTCTGCGTTAAGACTTGGTGAGCTCCCACTAGAATTATTTCCATCTTTCTTGGGGGACAGGATGCTGATGACTACAATTATTGCGACGATGATAATTACTAAGGCACATCCGCCGCCCTGTTTTTTTGAAACTTTTTTTTGCGTTACACTAACTGACGTTTTACGCTCTCCAGCAAGCCTTGTCTGCGCTTCCAGCCGTTCCTTTTCCTCAAGATAAATCCGCTGTTTTTCCTCCGGCGTCAACTCTGGCATATCCCCCCCCCTTGATCAGAATCTATTCCACGCCCAGACCACCCTCCCGCAGACGGGATTGTAGCCAAGGCTTTTAGTGCAGATGCACAATGGGAATCCGGATTCGGCGGGGTTGTCGGCAAAGAGGATGATGTTCTCTTCCGACCGGATAATCCGCTTTATGGTCACCCCGGCATCCGGGATCTCGACGGCGTAGATTCTGTTTCGGCGGATCTCCTCGCGGTCCTCGATATCGATGGCCACGAGCGAGCCATCCTGGATCGTGGGGGTCATCGAGTCGCCCTGAGCGAAAAGGCAGACGATCTTTTCTTTATCTCTTTTCTGAGTGCTGGCCTTTTTAGGAAGCGCCTGGCGGTAGATGAGGGCGTAGCCCTTGGTCCGCTCCTGGGAGACGATGGCGCCGCGGCCTAGGGAGGCGGGGTCCTCGAGGATACGGATGGGGAGGAAGTCGTCTCGGGTGCTGAACTTGTCGGATTCGAGCTTGGCGGCCTCGTCGGGGAAGACTTCGATGATGGTGGGGTCCTTCTCGGCCTGGGCGCGACTCGTCAGCAACTCTTTAGAAAAAAGCTGGTAGGGTGGAATGCCAAGAGCATCGGCGATGGAAAGGATATTTCCTGTAGTAGTCTGCATTTTCCCGTTCTCGATCCGATTGATCGATGGCGGGCGAACTTTGACTTTCTGCGCTAACTGGGCCTGGGTCAAACCCGCTCCTTCACGGTACTTGCGAATAATCAGCCCGAGCTCGCGCAGATCCATTAACAATCCTTAGCCTGAGTATACATCCCACGTAATTCCGGGGGGAATAGGCAGATATAAGAAAATATAAAAAAATACTTGACACGTACTATTGAGATTATTAAAATATACGTGGAGGTAAACTTGGGCGACCTCAGAAACAGACTTCAGGCGTATATGGGGGAGAAAGACCTCTCCGTCCGGGAGGTCGCCGCCCTCCTTAACCGGCACCCCCTGACTATTTGGAAGTTCCTCCGAGGGAAGACCGCCCCCCATGACCAGACCCTCTACCAGATCAAGAAACTGGTCTGCGGTCGGAGGATTCAATGACCATTACCTCAATCGTTCCCGCTGTCGTCACCAAGCCCAAGGACTGATCCATGAAGCTCAAGGCAACATCGCTGTACGTCGGCGACAACGGCCGGATCACCTGTGGCCGTCTTTGCTGCGCCGGAATGACCGCTGCCTCTTCCGGCTGCGATCTCAGCGGGCGGCGGCTCGAACTCATCACCCCTCCTATGGCCGAAGTGATCGAAGGTCTCTGCGACCGCCCTGTTTCCTGCGAAACCTGCGGCCAGACACTTGTTCGGTAGGCGTTTCAATGAACCACACTGACACGGCCCCGATCGTCCAGAACGTACCAGAGCCCTCCGGGCTGATTCTGACCAAGGAGGATCTCTCCCGGCGCTGGCAGGTTTCCATCAAGACGATTGACCGCCTCTCCCACGACAGGATCAACGGCGTTCGGTGCTTCCGAATCGGGCGCCAGGTCCGCTTCCGCCTCCGCGATGTGGAGGAGTTCGAGCAGCGTCGCCTCACCAGGCAAAGGCCGTTTTGAAGCCATGTGTATCGCTTTCCACCCCCACGATATCGGAGGCCAAACATGAATACCAATCCGAATATCGAGCACTCCTCAGACTTTCAATCCGTTATCAACTACCTCATCAACTACGCTCCCCACGAGAAACGGCCGGACAAGAAGACCCTGGCCGCCGAGATGGAGCTCAAGACCGACACCTTGCAGAAGCATTGCAACGGTCGGATTGGAAGCGACGCGGACTTTGCCCGGAACCTCATCAAGGCCGCCTCGGCTGCCTTCCCGGAACTCGCCCTCGAACTCATCAACTTCTTCCTCCCCGAAGGCTTTCGGGTTGTCCGGGACGAGGACGTCAAGGGCGGCTCTCAAGAGGCCAAGCTGACCGATCTCTCGATCCTGGTCGGGAAGGTCCAGGAGCGGACCGCAACCGCCTACAAGGACAAGAAGATCACCCGGGCCGAGCATCGAGACATCTGTCGGCTGGCTTGTGAGCTCAAGCGGAAGGCGACTGAGGTCGAGGAGAAGGTGAAGGGAGACATCCAGTGAGCAACGAAGCCGCCTGCTGCCCGACCTGCGGAACCACCTACCTGATCAAGGACGGCTGCTTACGCTGCAATCCGCTCCCGCCCGCGCGGGCGAGGAAATACACACGGAAGGGGATCGAATCACCCGAAGCACACGAGGAGTCCCGGGAGCTGAAGCGGCAGGCCTCCGCTGTGGGGGCCTGCCAGTTATCTCTCGGAATCTAGGTGGGGACCATGAACATCAACGAAGCGATCAGTCTCGGCCTTAAGACGCTCGGTGCGCTGGCCCTGCTCGTGCCGCTGGTCGGAGCCGCCGGGATCCTTATCGACCAGATCGGCCGTCGCCGCGGGATTGTGCCCTGCGACCCGGCCATCGCCCATCGTGACCACCCGGATATTCACTGATTTAGCCCCATAGGGGAAAGGAGGACATGAGGGAGACCATGCGAATCATCAGCGGGTTGATCTCGGCGGCGGCGATCATCGCGGCCGTTGTGGTCTGGGTACGAGGACGCCGGGCGAAGGCGGCGGGAGTCGATCCGCGCCGCATCCATCACGACTACCCCACATGGATGGATTGAAAGAGGCCCGGCAGCCTCAGGTAAGGGGGATAGGTGAGGGTGAGGTGCCGAGCCCGTGTAGCACCCCGATGGTATCCCGAATCGAGGAGGAGGGTCAAGACATGATCTTCTTCCGCGACGGGAAACCCGGGTATCGGTTTCTTCCGGCGCCGCCCTCGAAGCTCAAAAGGAGAGCCTAACTCATGACGACGCAGAACGTAAATCCGGGCCGGGGCTACCGCAGCCTCGATCCCAGCAAACCCCTCGGCTCCCAGGTCGAGGGAACCGGAACCCCAACGGCGGCTGCCCCCGCGACGCCCGCGGTCATTCCGGCCTCAAGCCAGGCGATCGACAGGATCCCGCCCTCCGGCGAGTCCAAGATCGTCCTCACCGCCGACTTCGGCAAGCTCTACGTCCGAACGGCCAAGGGCCAGATCATGCGCCCGATCAAGGCCGACATGACCCTGCTCGAGAAGCTCGGCCACATCTACAAGGTCAAGGGCGCTATGGGCGCGAACGGAGACCCCGGCAAGGAGACCTGGTCGATCACCGTTGACGGCTACGTCCACCTCAACCAGGTTTCCTCCGTCAGCCTCCTCACGCCGCAGACCGTCATCGTGGACGGCCGGGCCCAGCCCAACCCCTACATCATCCGCAACCCCAGGACCAAGGCCGTGGACGTCGTCCACATCCGCAAGCTCGGCATCGGCTACAGCCCCGCGGGGAACGTCGTCGTCATCGACAAGACCCTCTACTACAACATTTACACCTACTGGATCCAGAGCATCCAGGCCAAGATGACGAAGGCGGACTGGAACTCGAAGCAGCTCATCTATCCCAATTGCGCCAAGGTCGGGATCGAGACCGATAAGCCCGATATGGCCGGCCAGTGGGCGTTTTTCCCCATCGAGCCCCCACTCGGGATCTGGGCCAACTATGCCGATCCCGTGATCGCCGAATGCCTCTCCGAGCACGTCCAGCGCCAGCGGTTCGGCGACAGAATCGCGGAGCGGATCGTCAGCCGGAACATCCTCAAGGACCACCCGGCCATCGGGATCTCCAAGGTCTACGCGAAGATGGGGTCCAAGGGCGTCGAAACGACGGTCACCGTCTACGGCTACCGCCACGACATGACCGCCTCCGACCTGGCCGACATCAGGGACCAGGTCGAGAACGGCGGCGAGACCCAACGCTACGAGGTCAAGGCCGAGGTCATCACGGCTACCGATCCCGAAGCCGAGGGCGAAGCCCTGCGGGACCTAGCCGGCGAAGACCCGGCCGGTGGCGGGGAGCCGGCCGAAGCCGGAACGTTGTTCAACGGGGGCCGGTAATGAACCGCGAAACCCTCAATGTTGCCCCGGCGCCCGCGGCCGGGGCAGTCTCGGACCGGGAGCTGCTGTTCCGACACCTGGACTCGATCGGGACCCAGGTTGGGGCCGAGCTCGATGCGAGCTTCCAGCCGTGGGAGGCCCGAGACCACAGCCCGTGGAACTGGGCTTCGGAGATCGGGCACCCCTGCCAGAAGCACCTGGTCCACTGCCGCCTGGACTGGAGGAAGAAGCAGCCGATGGCGGGCTTAGGCTGACAATAGTGCCCAGACCGGTGTAGTCCGACAGATTGTCGGAGTCATAGATGACGGTCAGTGTCCGTGATTCGGAAGCCGTTAAACCGGTTACAGTCAGGGTTTA